ATGGCGAGAAAAACACACCCATTAACCACAGTGCAGATCAAAGCAGCCAGACCAGCGCAAAAGGAGTACACCCTGCAGGACGGCGGAGGGCTTTTTCTCCTGGTCAAACCGTCTGGATCAAAACTCTGGAGATTTTCCTACTACCGACCATCGGACAAAAAAAGAATATTGCTGAGTTTTGGATCGCTTGAAGATGTTTCCCTGGCTGATGCCAGAAAACGCCGTAGCGAGTACAGGACGTTAATCAGTGCCGGAACTGACCCGCAGGACCACGAGAGGCAAAAAAGAGAGACAGAGGCCCGAAGACAAGGGAACACGTTCGAAAATGTGGCGGCGGCATGGTACCAGGTGAAAATCAGCCAGAATCTGGCCCCCAACACGATTAAAGACATCTGGCGTTCGCTGGATAAATATGTATTCCCGTTCATCGGCAACACGCCAATAGATACCCTCACCGCCCGAAGGTTCGTTGAAGTGCTTACCCCCATCAAGGAGCGCGGCAACCTGGAAACACTCAAGCGGGTTTTACAGCGCGTTAATGAGGTAATGGATTACGCCGCCAACAGTGGGCTGATTGATGCCAATCCGGCTATGAATGTGCGTAAGGCGTTTCCCTCACCTGTAAAAAAACATATGCCAACAATCCGCCCCGAACAGCTGCCCGAGCTTATGCAGGCTTTATCAGTATCGGCAACAGAACGGCAGACCAGATTACTGATTGAATGGCAGTTACTGACCGTAACCCGTCCCGCCGAAGCGTCATCAACGCGGTGGGATGAAATCAACCTGGACGCGAAGCAATGGACGATACCTGCCGGACGCATGAAGATGCGCAGGGATCACGTTATCCCGCTTTCCGGTCAGGCTATGGCGGTGCTGGAGGCCATGAAACCAATCAGCCACCACCGCAATTACGTTTTCCCAAGTCTGAAAGACCCACAGCAGCCGATGAACAGCCAGACAGCTAACGCAGCATTGCGGCGTATGGGATTCGCTGGCGTGCTGGTGTCTCATGGATTACGCGCCATATTCAGCACAGCAGCGAACGAGGAAGGATTCGAGCCGGACGTAATAGAGGCGGCACTTGCCCACGTCGACACCAACGAAGTTAGACGGGCATACAACCGGAGCAACTACATAGAAAAACGCATCGTGCTGATGCGCTGGTGGGGCGAATTTGTCGAGGCTGCGGCGACGGGCGTAACCCTCGCCAGTGGTAAAAGGGGTATCCGAGCCGTGTAGCTGTACAGAAAACCAGTAAAAACTACGAAAACCATGTAAAACCGTCGTATAATTGCATCAAATTTAACGACAAGGCCGTGAAACATGAAACCGTTAAGATGCAAAAAAATATCAGATGCAATTGCGACGGGCTGCAACTGGCCCTGATGGTTCAGCATGAATTTTGGTCAACCTACGATCCGGAGGACAGAACGACGGCCCCATCAAAAAAACAGGTAGTAGATTTTCTGGTATCCCGTGGCGCTTCCAGAAATCTGGCGGTAAGTATTGATAAGGTCGTACGTCCGGCATCTATGAAGATCGGAGGCAGGCCTAAAAAATGGCGGTAACAATCCTGGAAGCGGCAGAAATGCCGCTTTTTTTATAATTCCATTTCAAATCATCAATATAAAAAACGGTGTATACCGTTTAAAAACGGTGGGAACTGTTTTTACCCATATCCGATGATTTACCGTATTTGTCACCGGAATACACCGGATTCACAAGGTAAATCACGATGGAAGCAATCAGAAAAATTATCTTTCGCCAGGAAGTAAAAAAAATTATCCACATCAAGGCAGACAGCACGCTGCAAAGCATGATCAACGCCGGAGAATTTCCGCAGGGTTTTCGCGTTGGTTTACGCCGTCGCGGATGGTATGAGGATGATGTGTTGTCCTGGCAGAAAGAACGCGAAGAGGAAGCACGCGGAACGGCTGCTTAACGGGTATCACAGATATGACAAACACGAAAAAAGCGGCCCCGATATGGAGCCGCCTTTCTGAACAATTAACCCGCTGCGCCTTATGTGTATGTGATCCCAAACATAAGCACGGGGATGATAGCCGCTATCAGGCTGGTGGGCAATGCAATCAGTCTGGTTCAGTTCGTTGCCATACCTGCAATGAGCGCTTTTCCCTGTACTCTTTAAGGAATTGCTCAAGGGCAAAAGCACATGGTGCGAATCTTTCTGATTCATGCTCTATCTTTCTGCGCCGTCTTTTTCGTGCAGGTGATGTTTTTTCGGTTGATTCTTCGTTGGTCATTGTGTGCGCCTGTAAAGCAATGCGCCGTAGTACCTCACACCACGGCGCTGGTGATGGTTACTCCTGCTCTTTGGCCTTGCGGCGCTGGCGGCGTTTGATTTCGCCTTTAACGGCAGTAACTATAAATTGCGCTTTGCTTTCACCTTCATCTAAATTTTTTTCTAAGTCTGCAACAACATCATGCGGGAATCTGGCATTTAACTGTTGCGACTTATTATTTGTTGAACCTGTTGCCATTACTGAATCCTCTCTAAGTTGGTGCGATTCAGTATACACAAAAAAATTCAGAGAAAAAGGCTTGAAGTGCGATTCACATGCTGATAGGTTAAAAACAGATGGTGCGATGCACCAAATAACAACGCCCCGCAGTGCGGGAACACATACGGGGCGTCTAACCAACAACGTAAACTAGGAGCCGTTATGGTTGCCGTAAATCATATACCACACCTTGTACACACACAAACGGCCTTTGTGTGGCGTTTTCTGGCACTGAGTGCCGGAGAATCTCAAATCATCCACGTAACCGCCTGGACGGAACGCGAAGCGCGTAACCGTTGCCCGTCCGGTTGTGTTGCTGTATTCGCCGCCCGTATTCGTCAGGGGTCACATCATGCGTAAAAACCGCTTGCAAAAAATTATCACGGGGCTGTATGCTTCCCGCGTCACCCACATGGTGACCGGGTTTGACAGCCTGAATACTACAGCGGACAGCCGCTTACATTCCGATATGCGGTTTTTTTGTGTCCGTAAACCTACCCATACCCGCATTATGGCGGGGCGTAACGGGGGAGCCTTTGCGCTCGCTGGTTCCTGTAGTGCCAGTCTGTCAACCCTGTTACGTCTCGCCACCATGTTTGACAGCGTAGTAGCGAGACTCCTTAATTTCACTACAGGAGCCTTTCACATGGCTGTATCCACACGCCCTTATTTTATCTGGCGCTTCATGCAGTGCCATGAAAAACAAACCTCACTCTTTACCGTCACGGCTGCCACTGAGCGCGAAGCACGCGCGCAGCTGCCGCACGCACATCTGATTTTTGTCGCCCGTATTCGTCAGGGGGAAACCTATGCACAATAAAACCACACCGGACGCAGCAGAAGAAGCAATGCAAATACTGATACGTGCGCTCGTTGATGTTACCCACATGGTGGAGATTATGGAGAGAAAATCACAGTCGGAGCACGACAAAAGAAAACTTAAAACAATAAAAATAATTGCCAAAAACTCGCTGATAAAAGTTACAGACATCCTTAATGAGGACATTAAAAGAATAAGGGAGAAAATTTGTGATGCATAAAATCCCTTTTGAAGTATTAATCCACTCTGAAAACGCATTAATTAAAGCACGCGAAATGAATGCGTTGTTAATTAAATTAATTGAAGTGCCGGAAGGTGGTGAGGAATCAGGTGTATTAATGTTTGCAGCCATTCAGACATTACTATCGCCTGTTATTGATGAACTGGATAAGGCAATGGCAATTCACGAAAATAATAACGCGCCCCACACCGGAGAATAAAAATAATGAAACTTAAATATTCTGGCTTAACTGCCAGTGGCAACACTCACCCTAAATTTACGCGCGGTGATATTTACCGCGACCAGTACGGCGGCACGGTAATGATTAAGGGCGTGGCGGGACGGTGCGTAACTTACCGCCGTGAAGGTTACGAATATGATTGCGTGATGCCTGTTTATCAGTTCCGGCGTGATTTTTCTCTGGTACAGGCAGCGCCCCGCAGTAAACCAACCAGCAGGGAGAAAGCACGCGCCAATATTCAGGAAATAAGAAAGATGTTGAATGTATTCAGGGGTAAAAAATGAAACTTGCACCGAACGTAAAAAAACAACCACGCGGAATAAAACACAAAGACACAGAGGTAATTATTTTCGCGGGTAGTGATGCGTGGGCACATGCAAAACAGTGGCAGGAGCAGGACGGCCCCGCATCCGGCGATAATGTGCCGCCTGTGTGGATTGGGCCAAATCAGCTTGCCGAACTTGATGCACTGAAAATTGTTCCTGATGGAAAAAAACGCGTAAGGCTGTACCAGGCCGGAGAACTGGATTTGGTGGAGACCAAAAAGATTGGTCAGAAGCTGGCGGCGGCAGATATTCAGGACGCAAATTTTTACCCCGAAGGAATGCACGTCCAGAAGTGTGAAAACTGGCGGCGCTATCTGAATGCTGAGCGTGAAAATATTGCCGCAGGGCTTACCATGCCGGAGCAGAAAAATACGCAACTGGCACAAATGGCAGACAGTGAGCGCGCGCAGCTGCTTGCCGAGCGCTTTGATGGCGTTTGTGTGCATCCGGAAAGTGAAATCGTTCACGTATGGCGCGGCGGGGTATGGTGTCCGGTCAGCACAATGGAACTTAGCCGCGAAATGGTGGCGATCTATTCAGAGCACAGGGCCACTTTCAGCAAGCGCGTAATCAATAACGCCGTGGAAGCGTTAAAAGTTATTGCCGAACCAATGGGCGAGCCGTCCGGCGATTTGTTGCCGTTCGCCAATGGTGCGCTTGACCTGAAAACGGGGGAATTTTCCCCGCACACGCCGGAGAACTGGATCACCACGCACAACGGCATTGAGTACACGCCACCAGCACCAGGGGAGAATATATGCGACAACGCGCCAAACTTTCATAAATGGCTTGAGCACGCAGCCGGAAAAGACCCGCGCAAGATGATGCGTATATGTGCCGCGCTGTACATGATTATGGCGAACCGGTACGACTGGCAGATGTTTATTGAGGCCACCGGAGAGGGCGGTAGCGGTAAAAGTACATTCACGCACATAGCCAGCCTTCTGGCAGGGAAACAGAACACGGTAAGCGCTGAAATGACCTCACTTGATGATGCTGGTGGACGTGCGCAGGTTGTCGGGAGTCGTCTTATCGTCCTGGCTGACCAGCCGAAATATACAGGCGAAGGAACGGGCATCAAGAAAATCACGGGCGGCGACCCCGTGGAAATAAACCCGAAATATGAGAAGCGTTTTACGGCGGTAATCAGGGCGGTGGTGCTGGCTACCAACAATAACCCGATGATATTCACCGAGCGGGCCGGAGGTGTGTCACGCCGTCGGGTGATTTTCCGGTTCGACAACATTGTAAGGGAGGACGAAAAAGACAAGGATTTGCCGGAGAAGGTCGCGGCTGAAATCCCCGTAATTATCCGTCGCTTGCTGGCTAATTTTGCCGACCATGAAAAGGCACGGGCTTTATTACTGGAACAGCGCGACGGTGATGAAGCTCTGGCAATAAAGCAACAGACGGATCCGGTTATTGAGTTTTGCCAGTTCCTGAATTTTCTGGAGGAAGCACGCGGCCTGATGATGGGCGGCGGTGGCGATTCAGTGAAGTACACGACCAGAAACAGCCTTTACCGCGTCTATCTGGCGTTTATGGCATACGCAGGCAGGAGCAAACCGCTAAACGTGGCTGAGTTCAGCAAGGCCATGAAGCCAGCGGCAAAAGTTTACGGACATGAATATATTACGCGGAGAGTTAAGGGAGTAACGCAGACCAACGCAATTACAACTGATGATTGTGACGCGTTTTTATAATTTTTTGTAAAAGCCCTCTACCCCATCTACCTGAATGAAATAAACGCATATTATTCAACATGATAAGTGGGTAGAGGGCTAGGTAGAAGGCTAATAAAACCTCTCTACCTCTTCTACCATGATTAAGATCGTTTGTGAGGGGCGGGTAGAGGATGGGTAGAGGGCCACGAAAGCCCTCTACCCATCTGAAAGCCGCGCCATTACTGACATGAAAGATGATTAGGTAGAGAGGTAGAGGAGGTGCACCACAACCTAAAACTTTTTAAACACGAGGGTAAAAATAAAAATGCACACATCAGGAAGATTTAACAAATCACTCAAAAAACGCAGAGACAGAACAGAACCGAAATATCGCGCGTTAGACATGACAGAGCACGCTTTAAAGGTGGCAATCAGAACGATAGACCGCCACGCGGGGGGAAGGATACGCGAAAGCACATCCCGAACTGATAAGCGCATTCATGACCACGACGGCGGCAAATTTTGCCACGCTGACAGAACGGGAGATTGCCGAAGCGGAACAGGTAACAACCATCAACGTTAAAACCGGAGAGGTGGAATCATGACAGCACAGATAGCAGCTTACGGGCGGCTGGTGGACGACCCGCAGGTAAAACAGACCAGCAAGGGCACACCAATGACGCTGGCACGTATGGCGGTATCGTTGCCATGTAGTCAGGCGCAGGATGGGCAGGCGACGTTATGGCTATCGGTCATCGCATTTGGTAAGCAGGCCGACTTCCTGGCTAAACATCAAAAAGGCGACGTTGCCAGCGTATCCGGCACGATGCAGGTCAGCCAGTGGACCGGACAGAACGGGGAAACGCGGCAGGGTTATCAGGTTATTGCAGACAGCGTAATCAGTGCCCGTGCGGCACGTCCTGGCGGGAACAGACGCAAAACCACAGGCACACAGGGTAATCAGCCACCAGCGGGAGACGATGACCCCTACGGGGATAACATACCGTTTTAAGCAACGAGTGACAGAAGCCTGAGCAATCCGGCTTTTTTACGGGTCCTCCTGGCGGGGTGGGCCTGAACACGGGGCGGAGGGGCGCGGAAAAAAGCGCATTTTTGTGATTTTATCGTCATCATCATCATGTGTGTAACCTGTTGTTTTTAATGTGGTTGATGCAAAAAAGATGATGATTGTGGTTAATTTTTGTTCGACATCTTTTAGCGTGACAGATTCTTTACAAAAAATCTGAGCTTGTTTTCTTCACCAGCGCGATGGGGGCACAATGACAGAAGCCGAACTACTGGGATTAATCCGCCGCGTTACCGGAATCAGCCAGCAGCATGACGAACAGGCCACGCAGCCGGACAGCGTGACCGCCGAAAATTATGTGCGTGTTGTTGCTGAGGTGATGCGCCGTGATGGTATCCAGCTTAATGATGTGGATATGCGCAACATACGGATCCGCGTTCTTGAAATGCTGGCCTACCGTCGCCGCGTGCAGACGTACAGGGAAAAAGCAAAAATAACGTACCAGTGGAAGAAGCCGGAGCGATTACGGCGGTAA